ACCAGAAGTGCTAGGTGTTACATAACCTATTACATCATCATTAATCTGTACTCCAAGATTATCTCTTGCTGTACTTACGTTTGCTAAGTCAGATAGGTTACTAGCTTTAGCTAATGCATTGTCTGCCTTAGTTCCTTGTGCTGCTGTGGCGTAAGCACTAGCTGCTGTAGTAGCCGCTGTTCCTAGTCCTAAAGATGTTCTAACTGTAGCACCATTTTCTGCTACCCAAGTAGAACCATTACCAACAATAAAGTTACCATCTGTTTTTGCTAAACCACCTATTGCTGTTAAATCAGCATCATAGGCTTGTACATTAACACCTATCTCTACACCTAAATTATCTCTTGCATCACTTGCAGTTGTAGCTCCTGTACCACCTTTATTTAAAGCAATAGTACTTGCTGACCAAGTTCCCGCTGTTAAAGTACCAACGCCTGTAATCCCGGTGTATGAACCTGAAAGTCGTGCCGCAGGTAAAGTACCACTAGAGATATTAGCTGCATTGGTAGTGTCTGTTGTTGCACTCGTAGCCAACCCTGATATATCCGCAGCGGCTACTTGTTGCCAACTAGGGGCAGCGGCAGCACTTCCGTTACCTTGTTCTTGTAAGTATTTTTTAGTAGTGGTTGTATTCCCTGCAAGTTTAGCTAGTGTTGCACTACCTGAAGCATAAATTAAATCTCCAAGTGTATAAGAAGTTAGTCCCGTACCTGCATTAGCAACACCCAAAGCTCCTGATACTGCGGCAGATTGATTTAATGCAACAGTACCCCATTCAAGTTGTGAACCACCTGAATTAACGACAAGTACTTTATATGCCGCTCCTAGCCCTAGCGCACCCCAAGTATTAGATCCTGTACCATATAATAAATTACCTGTCGCTAATGAACTTAATCCTGTACCACCTTTTGTTGGACCAACAACTCCAGTTAAGGCTATAACTTGTCCTGTTACATTTATTGGTGCTGTTCCTGTATAAACAGGTGTTGCAAAGAATTGAGCAAAAGTTATGTTTGTTGTACCAAAAGTAATTGTCCCTACAGTATTACAAACAAAAGATTGACCTGCTCTAGTATTACCAGAGGTTACAAATACATAGGATCCCTGTCCTAATTTAGTTGGGGTATTTAACCCAAAAGTGTTTGCGTCAGTAGACCGAGTTAATATCCAATTTACTGACCCTGAACCTATATTAGTAACAACATAAATACCGTTATGAGCAGCATTAGATTGTTGTTGAACTAAGACTCTATTATTAGCAACTGCTGCAACACTATCTATAACTAATGCGGCTTGGGTTCCACTATTAGTTAAAGTAGCGCCAACACCTGAAGAACCATTTGAATATCCAGCACTTAAAGCTCCAGTTGTTTCTAGTCTCACCGCAGTGTGAATATCTAAGCCCGCAGCAATAGAGTTATCTACATATTGTTTAGTGGTTGCCTGTAAGTTAAGTGTAGGATCTTGATTAAGTAAAACGGTGCTACCAAAAGTAGTTGGGCCAGCAAGAGAAATAGAATTATCAGCAGCCTTAAAAAGCGATCTAGAGGCGGGATAAGTAACAAAAATTTCTTTTGTGCCAGCACCAAAGTTTGTTTTATTATTTGAGTTAGACGAAGTATAGACAGTATCTCTAGTAACAGTACCAGCACCAGAAGAAGAGAATGTACCTAAACCTACTTCCCATTCAGTTGTTGATGCTTCCGTATTAGCGATAGCATAATAAACCGTGCTCCCATTAGTAATTCCCGCAGCAAAAGACTGATACCCAGCAGGTTGAGTACCAAGCGTAATTGTGCCCGTTCCTGTTGTAGTAGTCTCTTGTTTTACTCTATCATTTAAAATGAGCGCCATACTAAATCCTATTAAGCTATACGAACAATTGCATTAGAAGCGTCATTAGCTGGGAATACAACGGTGAAAGTACCAGAGGTTGATATTTTATCTCCACCAAAATCTAATACTGCTACCGCTTTACCTCCGTCTGTGCTGTTATAAATTAGAGCACCTGAAGAAGTAAGAGTAGAATTGGCGAACGTAGCATTAGGACTAAAATCAACAAATGCGGTTGTACCAGTAGAAGTAGGAGTTACATTTGTTAACTGAAACCCTCCAGAAGTATAACCCGCACCTGTTACTTGGTCTGCCCCCATTTGTGAAAAATTAGTTGTAGCCGCACCAAAAGTACCTTGAATAGCTGCTTGGTTTCTAAATAGTGCAATTTTAAATACGTCTGCACCATTAGTAAAATTATGTATACCTGTTAATAGCTCAACTTTAAATGAGGTACACATTGCCTGTGAAATTGCCATAATTAACTTCCTAGTCTAAATGTTTTATTAATGTATTTATTATATAGGCCCTCTACTACCTTTAACAGGAATACGCGCTTGCCCACTTCTATACGCATCTCGTCTGTTTTTGCCTTCACCTAAATTCTGAATTAAGTCCATAGCTTCATTATATCTAGTCATATAGTTAGTAATAGTATCGGCATCAGCCTTCAAGTAAGTAGCCGCTTCCAACAAAGATCCATATAATAGTGTACTATCAAAATTATCCCCAAGCCAGCTAGTACCAGCAGCAACAATGCTTTGAGGATAGTAGTAATAATGAAGCTCAGCAGTGTAAGCAGCGTCTGGCGTAGCTCCAAGTATAAACGTTGTATCATCAAAAATAGCATAGTATTCTGGCTTTTTGCGAAATGTGGCATCAATGTCAGGAAATGATTGCCTAATAAAATTTACGTCTTTATTTAATAGATAAGTATATACATTATTAGAATCTATAACAGCTAAACTAAAAGTAGCTAACCAATCAGAAGGAACATTAAGATATTTGTTTCCCAATGTTATATTTCCCGTTACGTTTTTACGTAGATCAGGTATTTGGACCGAATTAAATATACGCTGTTCCGCCTGTTCTATAAATAGATTAACGTCTACAGTCGGATATTCGTTTTCAGTATAAGATTTAATTGCAGCAACTAATTCTGTGTAGTTCATTGCTTATCCTTATGCCATAGTGCCGCGAGCCATAGTTCCTTTAGTAGCTGCTCCATTACCACGAGTTACTATGCCAGAAGTTTTAACATTCTTTTCTGGGTATCCTGCTGTATTAGGTACAGGTACGTTTTGTGGTTGTGTAAAACCACCTACCATTTTAGGTTTTCTTTCTTGGTTCTGTTTCATTATCTTCTCCTAAGTTGTAGTAACCGTTACGGTTCCTATTTGTCCTTGTGCTAATAAATAATTCTCTAGTCCTTCTAGTTGTAAAGGATTTGAAAACCCTACAGGGCTCCATCCCCATTGTATATCTCTAGAGCTAAAAGGTCCCGCAATAACAAAACTCTTATCAGGTCTAGGATCTTGTATAGCCTGGGGATCGTTAACCGGATACATACCCTGTAAGTTCTGGGGCTGATCTGGGTTCCAACACTCAGGACACGCTAGTATCTGTGTTTTCGTAGTTCTTACAACTAAGCTTTTTAATTTTGTTAGCTTAAATTGAAACCCACAAACATCACAGTCTGCTATTGCATTCTTTTTACTAGCAAAAGCATTACTCATTATCTTCCTTTAAGGTATTGTCTGTCTACAATGCCACCTTTAGAGTAGCCTACTTTACCGCCAGCTTTCATATAGCCCATTTTGTTACGGACTTTTGTAGGTAGCTTTTTTAGTCCGGGGTTAGTAGGTGCTTTTAATACTTCTCCACCTTTAGAAAAACCCTGTTTATAAGATCTTTTCGGCGTAGCCTCGCTACTTTTATTAATCTTTTTTGACGTTTTGTTACCACCTTTCTTTTTGTTTAAAGACTCTTTAAGAGCCTTTCTTTGAGCTTGTTGTGCTTTATCTGCTATGGCTGAACTTTCTTTTCTAGCTTTATTTTCAACTTTTTTTGTTATTTCTGTAAGCGATTTTGGTTTCCCCTTAAATTTATCTTTTATTGTTTGAACAGCTTTTTTTCCTGCTGGTGATTTTATAAATTTCCTGCCCTTATTAACATAATCTGCAACTTTCAAAATAGGTCCTACTGCCATTTTAATTCTCCTTATACGTATGATTGTCTAGGTGCTAAAGATAATGTAGCTTTTTCTCTGTCTTCTGTAGAAGCAAGTAGCCACTGCTCTTCATATTCTTGTTTTAAAAATTGTATCTTAGGTCCTGCTTCTGGAATCTTTAGTGATAGATAATAAGCAAGTCCAGCAACCATACAAGGTAAAAACCTAAAGGGTATATGCTGGGTATTAACACCCGTGCCTGCATCGTCAATTCTTTTCAAAAACCAATAAACAAAAGTATAGCTTCCATCGTTCGGGATAGGCCATAAAGTTATTTTAGGTATTGCCGCCTGTCTATCTATATAAACTTGTATAGGACGGCCCGTGTCATTTTTACTTGGTATAGAAGCATAGGTGGGGTTTGATATTCTAGATATAGTTATGTCTGATTGGGTTGTTCCGGTTCCTGTTCTAATAACCTGACTGATAAGGTCAATAGTAGTCGTAGGTAGATCATAAGTTGCCGTCCCTTGAATTAGAGTAATAGCTCCCTGTTCAACAGTCCACAAGTTAATCCCACGATTAGCCCACTCAATAGTTAATAAGTTTAAACTGCGTGTAGCAGTTCTTAGATCATACCCTGTTCTGAGTTCTTTACCACAACGCTCAAACGCTTCTTCCACTAGCAAATTAAGATCTAGGTTAAAATTATGTGTATTTGTCGTTGTCATTATTTCTTACCTTTTCTTTTAAGTGCTGTCACTCTACGAGGTTTACCCGCTGGTTGCCCAAGTCTTTTCTTTTGAGCTATACGCGATCTCTTTTGTGCAGGTGTCATCTCCCCAGATGTTTTTGGGGTTTTAGCAGAAACACGTTTAGAAGGTCTGCAGTAAGGTGTACCACGAGTCTCACCTTTTTTTCTACCGCAAGCTTTACCTGTTCTTACGTCTTTCCATTCTTCTTTAAACCAACGTTTTAAAGATGCACCTTTTTTGGTTTTACGAACAGCCATTATTTACCCGCTTTCTTTTTCCTACATTTAGCAATAGCGCCAGAAGCATAAGCACTTGGAAAGACTTTATAACTAGCCTTTACTTTTTTATAACAAGCATCTTTAACGCTTTTGCTTTTTTTAACGCTACCCCCAGACTTATAAGCCTTGCGGGAACTAGCTGTAGATGGCCGTGACAAAACCTTACTACAACATTTCTTGGGGTTTATAATCCCCATGCCACGAGAAGCTCTCATCTTAAACTATTCTACCTTTGGTTCTACCGCGTTGGGCTATACCATCGCGTTTACATTTTGTAACAGAACCTCCAGCTTTCATACGCATTGATTTTTGACGATTAGACGCGCTAACCCCCCCAGCAAAATTTCTTCGTCCCCCAGAACCCTTAGAAGTTCTTCTAGGTTTTGGTTTAGAACCATCATAGGTTTTTGGTCCAAATCCTAAAGTTTCTTTAATTTTGCTAAATACAGATTTTTTAGGTGATGTTTCAAACTTTGCATTTAATCTGGCATTTTTAGCTTTACGTATATTTTTTTCAGGGGTATCAAATTTTCTAGCTAATTTAGCTACACGTTTTTCTTTTGCTGTATTATCAAACTTCCGGTTTAATTTAGCTTCTCTAACCTTTGTTCTAGAACCCGTATCAAACTTTTTGTTTAATTTAGTTAAACGTTTTTCTTTTTCGGAGGTATCGAATTTTCTAGCTAATTTAGCTACCCGTTTTTCTTTTGCTGTATTATCAAACTTTCGGTTTAATTTAGCTTCTCTAACATTTGTTCTAGAACCCGTATCAAACTTTTTGTTTAATTTAGCTTTACGTTTTTCTTCTGCTGTATTATCAAACTTCCGGTTTAATTTAGCTTTACGTACTTCTTCTTTAGAGCTACCAAACTTTTGGTTTAATTTAGCTATACGCCTTTTTTCTGATGCCATTTTTGTTTCTTTTAGAGTAGCCATTTTATTTATCCTTAACGCATTTGACCGCGAGTACGCCCGCGTTGAGCTATACCATCTGCTCGTCTAGATGCACTGCCTTGAGCTGAAGACTTATTACCTGAATAAGCTTTCTTCCCTGCAGATGATTTAGCGCCTTTAGACTCGTTACGGCGAGATTTCATTGACTGAGATTTCTTACCCGTTCTTGCACCCAAAGACTCATCAAGTCTATCATTATAGCCTTGCTTTTTAACTTTACCGCCTTTTTTCATCATAGCCCGTCCACGAGCGTCTGCCATTTTGCCTTTAGAACCTTTTAGTTTACCAGCAGCAAGTGCGCGACCTTCTTTATCTTTAACAGAACCACCTTTCTTCATTTTGAGTTCGCTTCTAATACGACTTTTCTCATCACTCAGATTACGACGACCTGAAGCAGTATTAGCGCGTTCTGCGTCTACTCTACCTAGCTCTTCCATTCTGTTTTCACGAGAAGTATTACCACCCGCTCTCATTTTTTTAACCTTACCACCTTTCTTCATTCCGCCCATAGCAGCTTGTCGGCGTTGAGCTTCCATAGCCATAGCCATTCTTGGGTCCATAGCGCGAGCACCAGCTTTATCAGCCATACCGCCACCCATCATTTTTTTGACTTTGCCGCCCTTCATCATTTTTTTGACTTTACCGCCATTCATCATTTTCTTATTATACATCTTGCTCTCCTTAGAATATTCTTCGCCCACAGACTGTGGAATGTTTACCTTTTTAGCAAACTTAGGGTTATTAGCCACCGCCTGCATTAGTTTAAGTTGCTTGGCGCTTTTAGCTGGCATTATCTACCAGCCCACCAATATATAACCGTTGTAATTGCACTACCAATAGCACCACAAAACCACATAGCCATTCTTCTACCGCCCTTTATTTCAGATAACATAGTTTCAATATTATCAACAGCAACTTTTAGATGGCGGATATCTTCTTTCACTTCGTCCATATCTTTTTGCATATGGTCAATAGCTACTGAATGTTCTCCTAGTTCACGTTCGGTACTCATTAGCATTTCCACCTTTTTAATGATGCCGCTTTTCTAGTAGGACGACCTTTAGAATCTTTCATGGGGCCTTTCATACCAGACATTCTTGCACAAAAAGACTTACGGCGAGCCGCATCCTTTTTAGTTTTAGGGTTGGGTGCAGGAGCCTTTAAATTAGCTCCAGTTTTACGATTATATTTAGCACGACCTTTAGCAGTAAGTCCCGCTCCTTTTGAAACGGGGAGTTTTTCGCCTCTTCCTACTGCTAATGATACGCCTTTCTTAGCCTTCTTTTTAGTTGGCATAATTTATCCGCAGAACAGTGTGTAGTCAGTTATACCCGTTGCTATTACTTCCGCAAAATCATTAACCTGACGAGCCGTTAAAATTCCGTCTCCTGGTAACAATAGTTCATTAGTAATAGTAACACCTCCTGGTGTAGCAATACTGAATATAGTATTAATAACGGAAGCAGTACCTATATTTACTACAAGCGTACCTGCGTTTGCACCAGATACTACATAAAATCCTTTAATACGAGCTCTAGGTAGAAACAAATTTCCTATTGTTCCTATGCTTATATTATTTGCCGATGCGGCGCTTGCCGTAATACTACTAATAGATGCAAAGGGTATAGTACCTGTAACAGCTGCGGCATTAGGTCCCGCTATAGTTTCAACTGTACTGCCCCCTGTTATATCGCCTACCTGTCGTCCGGTAATAGTAAAGATAACAGCTCTATCGTCTCCGTTGGAAGTAATAGTCACTAAGTACCCTGCACCTTGCGGCGCGGGATCATTAATAAGTAGTGGGAGCGTAATAGGAGCGTCACCCGTAATAGCTGCTGCAGCTCTGTAAATAGCTGCTCCTACGCTAGGTCTTATTGCCCAAATATCTCCAGTCATAGCCTTCTCCTAAATTAAACTCTAGTTGAGAATGGCGTAGCTGGTGCTGAAGCAGTAGGGAATACTGAAACCCCTTCTACTTTCCAAGCGTTTGCACCAACCGCTGTTAGAGTAAATGTAGAACCCGCGTCTCCGCCTTGAGTAGTACCATTAAATGTAACTGTATTAGCTGTACCAGGAGTCATAAAAAATCCAGCTACACCAGCATCGTTAGCATCATCACAGAAATTAATAGTTCCAAAAATTACATCGGCAACAGCGCCGGTGTTAATAATAAGGTTAGTTGTAATATCAACTAAAACAGTAAATCTAAACTGCATACCTAAATTACTTGTTTGATTAGGATCAGAAGCTCCGCCTTGGCCTTGGCCTGCAGCTGCGTTAGCGCCGGGATTAATTGCATTAATAAGAGGTAAAGTAAATGTACCGCCATCTGCGGTAATGGTAAGTTCTTTACCGGCGTGTCCGGGTGAACCAGTAGTTGCTGGTAATACGCCAGGAGCTGAAACTGCTATAGGAAGTGCGGTTAGAGCAAGAGTGCCGCCAGTTAAAGCTGCGGTTGCATCAATTGCGTTATTGAAACCAGACTCAACAAAACCCCCAAGGGATCTGACAGGACCGGAAAAAGTGGTTATAGCCATTGTATTTCTCCATACAAAGATAAAGCTTATTAGTCGTGTATGCGTCTGCCGGGGCAGTCTAATAAGCCGGATTTTCCCGGAATAATTAAATACTACACTTATTAAAATGATTATACAACAGAAAAAGAAAAACCCTGGTGGAGGATGACACCAGGGTTTTCCGCCGAGCCAGTACTACTTACGCAGCACCTTGAGAACCCCACATACCTAGTGGGTCAGACCAACCAAATGAGTAACGTTCACGAGCTTTGTAACGTACATTGCCTGTGTCGAAGTCTCCGTCCATAGAAGTAGTAAGCGGAGTTCTTTCGAAGTGCTTCATACCATTAGGAACATCAGTTGTTAGGAAATAAGCATCACCATCCGTTAGGAAGTGGTTTACTGTATAACCTTGAGCAATTACACCATTAGTGCGTAATGCGTTGATGTCGTTATCGGCAGTTGCTGTACGCAGCTGTGTATCCAATAAACGAGTTGCAACGAATTGTAACGCGGGTGGAATTACTAGTTTCTGTGGTTTAGCTGCTATTAACAGTCCACGCTCATCAGTCCAAGCTGCAATTTGAATGGTCGCGTTTTCTAACGAGGTTTCATTCAAGTCTGTAGCTACTGCTTGAGTGTTGCTGTTTACACCACCAGAAACAAGGGGGTGGTTAGCATTGAACAATGATACGCCATCGCCACCGAGGAAAGCTGCGTTGAAGCCGTTGTTTAAAACGTTGGCTGCGCGAACTTGCTTAGTGTTGGCCATTGAACGGGCAAGAGCTTTAGTATAACGAGCTGATAGAGAATCATATAGATTATCTTCAACTGCTTCTTCAGTCAGACTGAATCCTAAAGCAATAGTTACGTGGTTGTAACGAGCCGTGAAAGCTTCTTGTGCATTATCATATGCAATAGCTGCACCTTCACTTTTAAGTGGGGCGGCAGCGAAGCCTGCTAGTTTAGTTTCTTCTTCAAAACTTCTGTCAGATGACTCAGTTTCGTAGATTTCTTTGTGTTCCTCTCCATAACGCGCATATTCTAGACCGAATAAAGCATTTAGGCCAGGGAGTAACTCTTTTAAGAGTTGAGCTCTTGAAATCGCCATGATTTATTCTCCTTAGATACCCGTTGAGTTGGTATATGAATGAATGTCAGCATTGAACTTACAGATTAAATCTGTAAACGCATCACCAACTGTGGAGGTAGGACCATCAACAAAATCAACCAGTCTAAACCCAAAACCTGCTGTAACAGCAAAGTCTGCAGCTATACAAGCGGCTGTTGTAGAGTTACCTGATATGGCTGTTCCGGTTTGAGGAGCTTGAAAATGAAAATTCTCTCCAAGTTCTGCCTGAACAATCGGTCCTGCTGCTTGTATTTGAAACAAAGCATTGGGATCGTCAACAACATAAGCTAGTGCATCTGTTGCCGCATTACCTGGCCAGTACTGATTAAAAGTTAATACCCCTGTGACAGGATCTGAGTAAGTACATCCTACAAATACTCCAACTACTCCAGCACCAAACGCTGCAGCTGTACCACCGGCGCCGCCCGAATCACCATCATTCGGGTTTACTATAACGGTTCCACCTGCTGTTAAGTTAACAACTTGGCCGTTAAATATCGAAGTTGCGTTAGCAACCGCTGCGGTAGTAATAGGGAGTAAGCGAGTAGATCCCGCGTAAGGCGTACCACCAATGTGGTTTACGGCTTTAAGTCCGTAAGGACCTGCAACTGTAGCCATTTTAATTCTCCATTAATTTAATTTATTTTCGACCTCTTCCAAAAGTTTCTGAACCCTCAGCAAATTTCGGCATACGTGAGTCATTTTGGCTACTCAAGTAAGATGCGTCCACTGCATCAGTCTGGGCTTTAGTTTTCTTATCTATATAAGCCTGACGTTGATCCATTACTTCTTTCGGGGCCTTACATAGTAGTAAGCCACCAATTTCAATATTATCTTTATATCGGCCTTGGTCTAGCGCCATACCACCAACTTTAAGTTCTGGGTGTTCTCCTTTTGCTACAGGTTCCCAGCCCTCGCGCATTTTCGAGGAAACGTTCATGTTGTCTGGTTCGTTTAGTAAAGATACTCTAATCCAACGATACACATACCCTGGCTTCTGAACAAATTCAGGTAATAATGCCGCAGGCTGCCACATCGCTTCTTTTACAGGATCTTCTCTTACATCGACCTCGCGGTCAGCTCGATTAACTTTAACTTTAACCTTATCCATTTGCGTTCTCCGATTTTATAAGTTCTCTTGCATATTGCTCCGGTGTCAACTTAAACTTTTTAGCCAAGGCTATCTGAGTTTTAGTTAGTCGTACTTTTTTAGGCGCGGTACTTCGCGTAGCCGGTGCAACAACATTAGAAGGTTTGCGTTGGGCGGGTTTAACCTCTACCAACGAATTATCCCCAAAGTTCTCAGGGAATCGCTTTTGCATAGTATCGTCGATACTACGGTAATAAATGTCAGAAGTGGGGTTGACTCCATTTTTGACAAGCTTTTCGTGTACACCCAATGCAAGACTTGTCATCTCATCATCTTTACCAAACCAAGGATTTGCTTCTTGCCACGCTTTTGCTTTAGCGTCAGGAGGCGTAACTTTAGGTTTAGGGGCATTTTGTTCAAAATCTACACTATTCTCAGGCGCTTGTACAGCTTTATACTGTGGTTTTCTTTCAAGACTAGAAGATAGTTTATATTGTGCCTCAGTCATTCTAGATTGAGCCTCAATAACCTTATCCGTATCTCCAACATCATAGGCTTCTCGATAATCTCGTTTAGCTAATGTTAGATCTTTTTCGTGTGCGTCTTTAATTGCCTTTAAATAATCTTCTTCGCCGCTACTAAGAGTAGACTTTAGCTTTTTATTTTCTTCTGCAATACTTCTTGCGAACCTAATAGCTTCTTCTCTCTCTCTATCTGCAGACTCTTTAGCACGTCTTTCGTCGTGATAGACTTTTTTAAGTTGTGCCATACGTTGTTTAACGCGCTCAGAATAATCATCTAAGGTATCGTTTTCCAACTGCTCAACAATTTCGTCTGGTAGTGGGTCCTTTCCTCGATCAACCGGAGGAGTATCATCCTCCTCTTCAATCTCAAACTCAGGCGCAGGTTCATTAGGCTTCTCCTGAACTACACGCTCAACATCAGCAGTAGATTTTTCAAGTTTAGCTTCTTTACCCGGATCTAAGTTTACCTCTACT